ACAACGGCAAGCTCCTCGTGGAGACGGCCACCGACATCGTCGATGTCGATCCGAGGCCGTGGCCCGTGGGCAACGTGTTGCCCTTCTGAACGCACAGGACCGGCAGGCGGTGGAACCGCAGGCCGGAAGGATGGCCGTCGGAGACGGCGTAGCAGGGACGCATTCATCCGCCCGCCAGCACGATGCGAAACGGGCTTTTCTCACCAGTAGCACAGTAGCAAAGGACGCAGACATGGGATTCAAGAAAGCAACAAAGGCAGCAGCAAACCTCCACGCGGCGATCTTCGGCCCCAGCGGGGCCGGGAAGACGTACACCAGTCTCCGAGTCGCCATCGGGCTGGCCGGCGGCAGCCCGATTGCAGTGATCGACACCGAGCGTGGCTCGGCCAGCAAGTACGCCGACCGCTTCTCGTTCGACGTGCTGGAGCTTGAGGACCAGACCATCGACGGCTACGTGGCCGCGATCAAAGAGGCCGCCAAGGCCGGCTACAAGGTGCTGGTGATCGACAGTCTCTCGCACGGCTGGCAGACGCTGCTCGAGGAGGTCGAGAAGCTGGCGAAGGCGAAGTACAGGGGGAACACGTGGTCCGCCTGGTCCGAGGGCACACCGCACCAGCGGCGGCTCGTCCAGGCCATCCTGAACTACCCGGGCCACGTCATCGCCACCATGCGGTCGAAGACCGAGTGGACGACGGTGGACAACAACGGGAAGAAAACGCCGCAGCGTGTCGGCCTGGCCCCCGAGCAGGGCAAGGGCGTCGAGTACGAGTTCGACCTGCTCGTTGAGATCTCGACCGAGCACATTGCCAACGTGATCAAGGACCGCACGGGCAAGTTCCAAGACAAGTTGATCGACCGGCCCGGTGAAGACTTCGGCCAGCAGCTCGCTGCATGGCTCTCCGACGGGCTCCCGTCCCCTGTGGTGTCTGGCCAGACGCCTGCAACAACCGTTGCTGCTACCGACGGTACAGGGGGCGGCATGCCTGTCAGGAAGGGCTGGCTGGAGCGTGTCAACGAGGCCGCAACGGTTGACGAGCTCGGCACCATCGGAGACCAGGCCGACGAGGCCGTGTCCACGGGCGACCTCAGCCCGACGCAGCGGGCGCGGCTCGACAAGCAGATTGCCGCCCGCCACCAGCAGATTGAGCCGGAGGCGGTGGCCGATGCCGTGGCATGACTCGTGGAACGCAATGAGAGCAGGAAAGAAACCCAAACAGGAAAGGGAACCAATGGACTGGAACATTTCGGTAGAGGAGCCGGAGCAGGCAGCAACGACAAGCACAGAGCGGATGGATCTGCCCGAGGGCGTCCATGAGCTGCAGATCAAAACGGTGTCTGAGGACACCACGCAGCTCGTGCTCGAGCTCGCCCACGAGGATCGACGCTACTGGTGGGTAAAGGTCAGCCTGAAGAAGGGCCAGACCTGGGCGAGGGTGCTCGTGGCCCAGCTTGCTGGGGCTCTGGCCTTGTCGGAGCAGGAATGGGCCGACACGCAATCGGACGACCTCACCGGCCGCCGTGTGATGGCCGAGATCCGCCACAGGGTAGGCACCAACGGCCGGACGTTCGTCAACGTCTGGAAGTTCCTGCCCATCGAGCAGCTCGAGCAGGAGGCCGCCGCGAAGCGTCCAGCCAGGACGCCAGCCGCGAAGGTCAAGCAAACGGCCCCGGCGATCGGCTCCGACGACATCCCGTTCTAGGAGCCTGTCATGGTCATTCACGAATGGATTGAGCAGCACAAGGTTTTCTTGGTGAACACGGTTCGCTACCAGCGTGGCTGCGACGAGCTTGCCGACGACTTGGCCAGCGTGCTGAACCAGTGCATCAGGATCATTTTGGAGTCTTCGTTGCTTCGGCGGCGCATCGCAGAGCTAGAGAAAGAGTTGGCAACGCTCAAGCCAGCACCACTGCCGGTTGAGCGTGAAGAGTACGGACAACACATCAAGTGGACTGGCGATTGACGGTCGGGCACGTTGCCCTGGTTCGGTGGTTCCAAGGAGGGATCTGACATGAGCGCGAGATTTATGGTGGCGATGACTTTGGCCCTGCTGATGGGCGCTGCCACGGCCCAGGCCGAGCAGGTCTTCACGGTGACGACGACGATCACGGCCCAGCAGCAGGCCGACGAGAATGCCCGCACTGGGCGGATGGCTCATTGCCGGGTGCTGAACGGCAGGCGAGAGGGGGTGGGATTCTCCTCGAGCTCGGCTCAGCAGGCTGTCGAGTCGTGTTGTTTCTATCGGGAAGCCCAGCGCGGCCGGTACCGGATCGTGGAGCAGGGCGTGGCTCGCGGGCCTCGCGGTTGGTTCGCGGTAATCCGCTACGAGTGATCGACAGCGGCCCGCCCTGGTCGTCGTGGCGTTTGCATCCGCCACATGGGTCGCCGAGCCGGGTGTGGCGAGTAACACCGGCAGTTGTGGATGTGTCGCCTTCTTCACAGGCCACAACCGGCATGCCCCACGACACGGGGCCAATACACGAAAGGGATCACATGCCAGGACGACCGCCAGTGCCAGTTGATCGCGTGAAGCAGCTGCTCGCCGAGGGAGTGAAGCAGTCGGCTATCGCGGAGCGGCTTGGGGTGTCAAAGACGGTCGTGTGCTGCATTGCACACGGCAAGTACGTGGAGGGCTCAAAGTGATCAGACCGCACTACATCACGCCGCCGATCGAAGAGGGCCTGCCGCTGTTCGGCGCAGCCAGGTCATCAGACCCGGCGACATCGCACGCGGCTGCCGCACAGGCTGGCGGGCTGGCGACACGGCACCAGCGGCAGATCCTCGCGGCACTGCTTGACGGCCCGGCTGGGGCCAGCGGCATTGCGGCACGCTGCGGGCTGCTGCCGCATCAGATCGGCAAGCGGATCAACGAGCTGGCCAAGGCCGGCAGGATCGTTGAGACGGGGCGGACGGTCACGAGCTCGAGCGGCAGGGGCGAGAGGGAATGGCAAGCAGCGGCGGCGTCGCGTTGACGTGCAGCCGAGGATTGTTGTGTTAACTGAAAGGAGGCCGCGATGCGGCTACTGAAGACAGAAAACAAGAAGATCGGAGTCGACGAGTTGAACATCTCCGACTCGTATCAGCGGACTATTGTGCCAAATCGTGTCAGCAGAATTGCGAAGAACTTGGACCAAGATGCGTTTGGCTCTCTTACTGTTGGGCAGCGGAAGGACGGCTCCTACTGGGTTGTTGATGGCATGCAACGACTTACTGCCGCTCGAAAACTTGGGATTGGGATGGTCCCTTGCGATGTGTTTCAGTCCGATGGCCAAGAGCACGAAGCACGAGTGTTTCGGCTCAAAAACAGAGAACGGACTAACGTTTCTGCGGTTGTGTTGTTTCGCGCTCAGCTCACAGAAGGGGACGAGCAGACGCTTGCAATCGCAGACTGCGTCAAGTCTGCGGGGTTCAAGCTCGGACTAGACAATCACAGCACCTCGTGGCCCTACATCCGCGCCGTCAAGGCGCTTGAGAGGTCATTCGTCAGGGTCAGTGCGACCGGTCTTCGCACAGCCCTGCACATACTCGACAGGTCGTGGCCTGGAGAGGATGGAGCATTGCAGGGCGACATGATCGAGGGCATGTGCTGGTTCATAAAGAAACACCCTGACTTCGACATGAGCAGGCTTGTCGACAAGCTCTCGAAAAAGTCGATCAACGGTGTAGTCAGGGCTGCCGATGCGAACCACAAACTTGGCAAGGACAGGGACTCTTCGCAGTACGGGCGAGCGCTGGCGACATACGACGCAATCGCTCTGATTTACAGCAAGGGCCTTCGTCGTAAGAAAGCTGAAGCGTTCGACGAGTTTGAGCAATTCTCAAAGTTTTGAAGGAGGCCACGGATGGCCGGTGAATGGATTCCCTACGACGTTTGCCTACCCCACAAGCCCGAGGTGCTCGAGCTCGTCGACCGCACCGGCCTCCAGCCGGATCAGGTCGTCGGGCGGCTCCTGATGCTGTGGGGCTGGGCGGCGCTCAACAGCTCGGACGGAACGGCCCGGATGTCCGTCCGGCTGCTGGCCAAGCTATGCGGCGGTGACGACGAGTTTTGGCGGGAGGTCGAGTCGGTGGGCTGGCTCGTGATTGACGCGGAGAACGGAACTGTGGCGATCCCCGGATGGGAGCGTCGGTTCTCGCAGGCCGCTAAATCACGGGCTCTGTCCAGCGTCCGGCACCAGGTCGACAAGGCCCGGGGCGCCGAGCGCCCCCAGCCGGGGCGCGTGGCGCCCCCGACCGGGACGTCGAGCGCCCTAGAGAGAAGAGATAGAGGAGATAGAAATTCTTCTTCTTCCCCGGGAAGTGCTGCGCAAGGGCCGGAGCAGCCGGCAGGCTGGGAGACGCTGCGGAAGGCGTGGGCCGCTGGCACAGGCCGCCCGTGGAAGCTTCCGTCTGCCCCTGAGAAGGTGGCTGAGCGGCTGGCCGAGGAGGGGTGGTTTGAGAAGGCCCTGGCGGCCATCCAAGAGCTGCCCCGGTGCAAATACTTCCGCGACCCCGTGACGCTGCCGCAGCTCGTCGCCAAAGGCTTCGTGGACAAGGTGCTCGGGGGCCAGTTCGACAACGCCCGGGACCAGCGGCCGACCGGCGGCTACCGCAGCCAGGACGAGAAAGCACCCGCCGAGGGATTCAAGGGCGACGACGCCGCGAGGTTTGAGGCTACGAAGCGTCGCTTGGTTGAGCAACTACGACAGGAGGTATCCACATGACCACGGCCGAGAAGACCGCGCTCACGGCGCGGCAGCAGCAAGCGTACGACTTCATCAAAGCCCACATGGAGCTCTACTCGCCGACTGTGCGAGAGATCGCCAGGGCGATGTCGATCAAGAGCCCAAACGGGGTGGTCGTCCACCTCGACGCTCTGGAGAAGAAGGGCTGGATCAGGCGTAGGCCCAACTCCAGCCGAGGCATTGAGGTGACGCCATGACGGTCGAGCAGCTGGTGTGCATCACGGTTGGATTCGTGGTGCAGGGTGCGACGTTTGTTCTGGGCATTCTGGTCGGAATATCGATGAGAAAGGATTCACATCGTGAAGAAAGAGAAGGAGCCGGAGGCTCCGAGCAGGTGGGACGAAAGCTGCAGCCGAAACTCCCTCAGACCTTCTCCGTGGGTTCGCAGGAGGATTAAGGAG